TTGATTTTTCAAATCCCTCTCTGTCCGCCACTGCTTATAAACAATCACAAACTTTTATTAACTTTTGCAAACATTGAGCCACGATTTTAACGTTATTTTAAAGCCTTTATTCATAAAATTACAAACTATTACAAACAATAGCAAACTATTATTATCACAACTTTTTAGCTGACTTTTAGCTGACCGCCTTTTAAAAAGTAGCTAAAAATATAACAATAGTCAGCCAAAAGGACAGCTAAAATGCCTAAGCTTTCACGCCAACTAACGATCACGCAGTTTAAAAATCTAAAAGTAAAAGAGAAGCCATATTTTGTCAGCGACAGCGACAATCTACTAATTAAGATAATGCCAAACGGCACGAAGTTTTTTATGTATGAGTTTCGAGAAAATGGCAAGCGTCACCGCTTAACGCTGGGCAAGTATGATGAAATGAGTTTAAGCGAAGCAAGAGATAAAAGAAACGAACTAAGATTAAAGCTTAATCAAGGCGAGAGCCTAACTCAAACAGCAGAAAAAACAAAATTTAAGGCAGTATTTGAAGCGTGGTATAAAACAAAGGGAAAGTTGAGTGAGAAACAGCAGTTTTGGATAAAAAGGCGGTTTGAAACATTATTTTTGCCAAAATTTGGGGAGGTGGGGATAAAAGAGATAACTAGAAAGGATATTATTGCTGCCCTTACACCACTTCTTGGCGATGATAAGCAAGAAACGATACGAAAAACACTAGGTACACTAAATAGCTTTTATAAATTTGCTCTTTTGCACGAATATGTAGAGCATAACATTATCTCAGATATTGATAAAAGTGCGTTAATAGGTAAGCAAGAAGTTAAACATTTTGCATACTTAAAAAACGATGATGAAATAAGAACCGTATTAATGGCAATAAAAGATTATTTTGGAGATATAAGAGTAAAAACGTGTGCGATATTTCAACTATATACCGCAGTAAGAGGGCAAAACGCTAGAAATGTCAAGTGGTCGCAGATAGATTTTGAAAATTGCGTTTGGCATATCCCAGCAAGTGAGATGAAAACGGCAAAGCCTCACGATGTATTTTTATCTCAAAGTGTGATCACCTTGTTAAAAACCTATCGTGAGCGCCTACCGTTAAAAAGTGAGTTAATTTTTCCGTCCGTAAAATCAAATGTACGCCCAATTAGTGACAACACTATCCGCTCAATGCTTAGAAGTCTAGGCTTTAATAACGATATGGTAACACCGCACGGCTTTAGAGCCACGTTTAGCACGATAGCTAACGAAAACATAGATAAGCACGGCTGCAATAGCGACGTTATCGAGCTTTGCCTCGCTCACGTTGAGAGCAACAAGGTTAAAGACGCATACAACCACGCCAAAAATTTAAAAGCAAGGACTAGGCTTATGCAGTGGTGGAGTGATTATTTAGATAGTTTGGGCGGTTTTGCCTGATTTGTAGGCGGATATTGAGTTTTGAGAATAATAAATTATTTTTGAGTTTATCTTGCTTGCTGTGATCTTGCCTGCTAGCACTAATCGCCTTAGACTGATAGGCGATGTTAGCCCTAACTCTTTCAAGGCTTCATCGCGAGTAATAAATTTATCGCTCATTTTTTCTCCTTTATATAATCTTTCAAATCTCGCAGTGCGTGCCGTAAATAGCGGATGTCGCATTTAAATAAAAGAGCTTGTATTCGCTCAACTAAATTTATCTTTTCGTTGTGTGCCTCGCAAAACGCCTCTAGGCTTGTAAGGGCGGTTATGTGTTTTTCTCTTTCTGGGCTACTCATTTAATAGCTCCTTGTTTTCATAAATATTGCCTATAATAGAGGCTTCTTGGTTAAAAGTAAAAAGGTCAAACTCTTCCGTGCCTTTTACACTGCACCTAAACATTGCTAAATCATCAGCATAATAAACTTTAGCGATTACATTATTACCCCCAACTAAGAATATCGCCCTCGTAAATTTCTTTGCCATTTTTGTCTTCTAGCCCAGTAAATTGCATTAACACTAGATTATTAAACCGATTATAATATCGCCTATACGTCCCCACCGTTTCCTCTAAAAAAATCAATTTCTAAAACACGAAGCATTCTTTTAATTTCCTTATCCCACGCTCTAAATTTTATTTCTCTCATTTACTATCCTTTAATTTTTTGTATGCTTCAAGCAGCCTTTCTCGCTCGTCTTGTTTGAGATAAAAGCAATCGTAAAGCGAAAGATTTATCCAAGTTGGCTGGATGTCAAATTTTAAAAGTAATTTATTGAGACTCTGCAGATTTTTGTAGTCGTCTTTTTTAAATTCCCAATCGTGGCTCAAAAGCCACTCTAAAAGCTCCATTAGTTTTTCTTTGTCTGTTTTTTGCCAAAACATATTATCCTCTTTAAATATTTTCAATATAAAAATAAGCCAGTGTTTGGCTATCCTCTGCCTCTTTGCGGTATTTTGTATCACAGCTTTTATTTGATATGTAGGCGATTTTCTCTTTATTGCACGCATAAAAATTAGCCAGTATCGGAGCCAGTCTTTGCCCTTTGCTCGATGCTTAGCTTTCTAGCATAAGCTCGGGGTATGATACCACTAGACAGAATAATCGATCTCAAAAACCACCCATTTGCCATCTTTGCGCTCATGGGCGATATACCCGTAATAGCTACCCTCGCACATCCCGCCTCTTTGCCATACCAAGCAATCGTCTTGGCGCTTAAAAAGATACTCTTCGCCGAACAAATTTCGGCCCAGCAAGTCGCAAGCATAAAATTCCTTGCCGTCTTTTTCAATCTTCTCAAATTCTGCTAACCCATAATAAATAGCTTCCTCTCTATCTATCATATCCGTCAAGTCATCAATAGAGTATTCGCTCATACCGCAATGATTTTTGAGTAGATCGCTAAAATTCTTTCTCGTTTTTCGCCTAATTTTTTCAGATATTCCAAAAAACATTATTTCCCTTTCCTCACTACGTCCTCGCTACTATCTAGCCAATGGATAGTCGCAGCACCTTTGTGCCTAGTGTCGAAAATATACCAAGCATAAGCCATCATCGCCGTCTCATATTTGCCGTCGGGGCGTATCTGGGCCGATAACAACGGATAGCGCGTAAAAATATAAATTTTTTCCAAAATCTCGCGCGCGCTCCAAATTTCGTTATACCGCGCTTACCCCTGCAAGTAGCTCAAAGGCAGCAAAAAAGCAAATCTAGGCGCGACTTCGCACGCCTTTAAGATAAACTCTTTGGCGAGGCTAAACGGCGGATTTGTGATAATCGCGTCAAATTTGCGCGTTTCGGCTAGAAAATCTTTGCCGTCTAGCAGCAAATCGTAAGCCGTAATATCCTCGTAGCCCGCTTCTTTTAAAATCGCCGTTATCGCGCCCGCGCCGCAAGCAGGCTCTAGTATGCTTCCTCCAAATTTCTCAACTTCCAAAAGCCTCCGAGTGATGCTATACGGCGTTTGGTAGAAGTCGCTTTTTGAGCGCTTCTTATTTGTGTTGCCGCTGAAGTTTTTACCCATTTTTTAGCCTTTTGCCCGTTCGCCTATTTTCAGCAAAATTTCACACAAGCGAGACATAATGGGGCTACGCCCTAGATATACACCATAGGTTCTATAATCCTCCCCGCGCCCAGCGTATTCTCTAGCTTCGCGGTCGCTAAAAGTAAATACCATTCTTTCGTCCGCTATCCATCTTTGCATAGTTGGATAATAAGAATAGTCTCTCAATTCCTCCCGATCTCTTATGTAGCTTTGCAAGTCGTCATCATCATCCACATTTAAAAGAATGCCAAGCTCTTTTGCTAATTCTAGTCTTTGGGTGTCACTATCGGCACCTATTAGGTTTTCGTGTATTTCGTCTATTAGATATGCTTTTGCCTGCTTAAGCCCCTCGGCTACAATATCCCCCTCGCTAAATAGCGTCCAATCATCGGCAAATTCCTCATCTGTGATAAAAATCTCTTTCTTTTGGACTGTCAGACCATAGGGCTGAGCAGTGTCTCTAGTATCTTGGTTAAGCATTTCTTTCCCCAAATCCATTAAAAATTTCGTATCTTCATCAGATAAATAAAATGAGAATTCTTTGTCATTTTGAGTCATATTGGTTCCTTTAATAATTTATTCATCAAACAAAATTAACCAACAAAAGCCCTAAAAATTGGCTTTTGTATGGCTGCATTAAGCTTATACTAAGCCAACTATTAAACAACAGTCAAACAATTAAAATGGTATTGTTTCATCGCCATTTTCGTATTTGTCGGCGTCCACGTCTATTTCATAGTCATCAGCAGGCGGTTTTTGCTGTTGCGGTTTCTTAGGTGTTCCTTGCTGCGGGCGCTGATTTGAATAGCTACCCTGCTGGTAGCCTTGATTGTTTTGTTTTGCGTCGCCTAACATTTCCATTACTTCCACAGCGACACTATGCTTACTTCTGTTTTGCCCGTTGCTATCCTGCCATTGGTCGAATTTTAATCGACCCTCGACTAAAAGCTTACTTCCCTTTTGTAGGTATTGGTTACTTACTTCCGCTTGTTTTCCGAAAAACGTGAGATCGATAAAGCACGTTTCCTCGCGTTTTTCGCCGTTTACGCTAAATTTGCGAGTTATGGCGATGCCAGAGCTACCTATCGCTGCGCCGCTTTGGGTGTATCTAAGCTCGATGTCTCGCGTGAGATGCCCCACTAAAACTATTTTGTTAAACATCTTTTTGCCTTTCGTCTGTTTGCCCTTATTCTTTGGCTTCTACTGTAAGCGCCTTTTGTGCGTCTAGTTTTTGAGTGTGGCATGTGGGCTTCGCTCTTTTTTGTTTGTGGTGCACCTTGAAAATCATCTGCGCCGTTTAGCCCCGCAAACAATGCGCTTAAAATTCCTAATGCTTTCATTTTTAGTTCCTTAAATTTTCTATTAAATTGTCTATGCTATTTGGGTCGTTTAGATAGGCAGTAGCATCATCAATACTTAGTCTCTCAACCAAATTTTCAGCCTCTGTTTCACTTGCACCTCGTTTTATTAGCTCACTTTGTAGTAGGTCGTGAGGCATTGGCTCAACTGTCAAATTTTCTTTTACAGTTGCGATTTTTACTTCAACGGGCGCGGCTTCGATGTATTCGGCTTCTTCAGTTTGTGAATTTTTTGCACCAACTGAGATGTTTGGTTTTTCCGAACTACTCAAAAGCTCGTTTAAATTTTGAGTTTTAGGCGTTTGCAATTTTTGCGGCAGCTTATCGTCTTTGTCCTCGTTTTCGCCGACTTCATCGACGGAGTAAAGCCCCGAAATGTCAAAAGCCTTTCGTAAGGCTTGGCTTTCGGCGACTTTTTTTAACATCGTTTCGGGTTTCTCGCGCCAAAATTTCGTTATCTCGCCTTTCCCCGTCCTTTGGACGTATTCGCCATAACTTACCTCGGCGCAAAACGGACGCTCGTTATCCGTGCGATACACTCGCGCCGTCGCAACCAGTTCATTTTTATTCATCCATTCGCCGTCTTGCAAAACGGCTTTTTGCTTTATGCCGCACTCGCTTTCGATACCCGCAAATTTACCGCTTCTATGCGCTAGGGTTAAAAAGCTGTCGCGCCCGGCTAGCGGCTCTATTTTGGATATTCTTTGCCCGTTTATATTGGTGACGCGCTCGACGAAATAAATTTGCTTTAAGATGGGATTTAAATTAAAAGTCTCGGCGACTTTCATACAATAAATCATATCCATATCGGTAGCGTTTGGCGGGAAAAACTGCGCCTTTATAATTTTTTTCTCGTCTTGGCTTAGCCAGTTGCTTTTTGCTATCTGCTCTGCTTGCGGCCTGGTTTGCTGTAATTGGTTCATTTTTTATCCTTTCTTTATGAAATAATCGTCTCCGTCAGCATACGCCATAACTGCACCTATGGCTGTATAGCTCTTTTCTAACTCTTTTTGTATCTTTGCTAAATTTAATATGATCGTTTCGTCTTTGCTTTGTGAAAGCTTTTTGTATCTCTCTTTGTAGTAGTCACGCTCTGCCTTTATCTGTGCGTATATGGGATCGCTTGGGCGTGGGTTACTCGCCTTTTCTAGCTCGTGTCTTAAAACAACTATCTTGTCATTATGCTGTTTTAGCTGGCTTTTGTAGCCGTTTATCTCTCTGCGGTGGCGTTTTGCGTTGTCGATCAAGACAGCGTTAAGGTCGGCTACTTTGCTAACAAGGGATAAATTCTTTTGTCTAGCCTCTTTTGCAAGTGTTAGCTCGCTAAGTATTGTTTTTTCTAGCTCTTGCTCCGCCCAAAGTCTGAAGCATTTAGCCTCTTTGCTGCGGATAAACATACCAAGCTTGATTATGCCACGAAGCGTCCATTTAATGAGTGGGCGATTGCGATCGTTTTTTACTACGACAAAATGAATATCCTCGACGATTTCGTCGGCGTGCTCTCGCTTATGGTCTCTGATGTTGGTTTCAGAAGCGCCATAACGCTTGGCGACGTATTCGGTAGTGAATGTTTGGAAATTTAGAATTTCAACTTGTGTTCGCTCTGTTTGAAATAAATTTTGCATATTCTCGCCTTTTTGTGGATATTATTTAAACATTTGGCGAAACTATAGCAATATTATTTAGATTTGTCAAGTAGTTTTGTAGATATTATTTACAAATATCTTTAAAAAATGTAGATATTTTTAATAGACGGAATTTCCGTCCATTAATCAATCATTGTTTTTATCGCGGTTCTCAATGCTTTGTAGTTCTCAAGCTCTTTTTTTAAACTTTCATTTTCTAACACCAAATTTATGGCAGCTTCGGTTTGCATGCTAATTTGCCCTTTTGCACTAAGTGTTCTTAGGCTGTCTGCACTCATTCCTATCCTCTCCGCTAACTCTCTTTGAGTTATGCCTAGCTCTTTACACACACGTTTTACGATGTTTTGCTTCTCAAAATGCCACTTTACCACATAAAGCTCATCCCCGTTTTCGGTTTTAAGTGCTATATGCTTACCGCCGCTCTTAGACGGACTAATAGGTGACCCGTATAGTGCCGAAACCTTTTGCGTTAGCTCTTCCTCTATTTTTGTATAATTCGAGTACTTTGGCTCCGTATCTAACTTTATTTTATCGACATATTTGCCAGACACAATTACTACATGGTCTATTTCGTTGTCATAATATATTTCTTTTTCTTCTGCCATTATAAGCCCTTGTTTAATTTAGTTTATTTTCTTTGTATATTTTTGTTTGTAAAATATAGAGTAACGAGAGATATAATCAAAAGTGGCAAAAACATCCACCAAGTAAGGTCAATTTTGTCTGTAGCAAAAAATGCAATACATATTATCCCGCAAAATATCTTTATTCCAAGCAGTAGATTACCTAAAGCATCTTGTTTTATGTTAATGGCGTTTGTTTGTGAAATAAACACATAACTTAACGCCAAAAATAATCCTTTAAAAAAAGAATGGTCGTCTTGAGGTGGCGTTACAAAATAGGGGATATTTACGATAAAATAAACGCTTAAAGGTAGATACGAAAAAAGAACTCTAGCGAAGAAATTAAACCAAATATCTTTCTTTTCAGCTTGTATTAGTTCTTTTTCTTTTGTGGGTTCGGCGTTTAGCCTGATGTCGTTTAATGCATCATCATTTTTCATTAGTAGATCATATTTATGATAAAATTATATCTATAGTAAGCGAATTCATAAGATACATTAAAATGCGCCATCAAATACTCTATACTATATCCTTGCATAATAAAACTTCTCACTTCATCGTATGGCATAAGTAGCTCTGCTGCAAAAGCATTAGCTTCTTGTTCTTCGGCAGTTACTTGTGTATTTATAATAGGATTGTCTGAAAAGTTTATTCTAGGACGCTCTTTGTCTCTTGAGTGTAATATCCAGTGCCCTATTTCGTGAGCAATAGAAAAAAGCTTTCTTGTTATAGGCATATCATCGCGTCTAATATAGATCGTTTTTTGCATAGGGTTTAGTAAAGCCTCGTCTATTAGCCCGTCTTTATATTGCGCTGATAACCCTTGTTCGTTTAAAATAATAGCGAGATTTACGGGGCGCGATAGGTTAGCTTGGCTATTATTTAATAGGGTTTTCGCCTGCATAGTAGCATTGTCATAATTTGCCATCATCTCTCACTCCTTAATCTACTCCAGAACACATTATACCAAAAAACTACTTTGGCTTTAGATAATCATCAAATCTACGCTATCTGTTCGTAAAATTTCCACGCTGGCAGGCTCAAAGTTTGCACCGCATTTATCTTGTCGCCGTCTTTTTTTGCATAGCCCCACCATTCGTCACGTTCTTTGCAATATTTGTAAAGCTCTAGTAATTCAAGATATGCTTTGCGACCTTGCTCTATCGCTGCCGCATCAAGCTCATAAAAACCTACAAAATAAGGGGCTTTCGTTTCAACGGCGATAAACAAGAAGTAATTTACTTCTTTGCCTAAGCTCCTTAAAATGTCGTTATAAAAAGCCGCTTGGACGTGGTAATTAAAACTAGCTACCGATCTAGCAAAGCCACTAGCTGAAGCGTCAGAAGTTGTTTTTAGATCGATTATCGCACCCATTTTCTCATTATAAAAATCAGGGCGGCATTTAACCGCTACACCCTCTATTTCACTAAAATAGCTTTGCTCGGCTAATCCGTCTTTTAAAAAAATGGCTGTCTCACGCATAGAATTAACAGCGTTTGCTATCTCTACGGCCGAGCCAAAAGTATTAATATCAAGTGAGGTTTTATCGCCTAAATTTTCTAAAAAATCGGTATAGATCGCTTTGCCCTCTTTAGTGCGTTTATCAACGTCAGGCTCTACGCAAAACTCATTTGAAAAATCTTTTGGCTCTAATACTAGCTTATGCACCGCAGAGCCTAAAAGCAAAGCCTTTGTTGGCTCACTTTTAAGCTCATTTTTCATTTTTAAGTGTAAGGGACTACGTGCAAGTAGATCAAGGTCACTCTTTGATATTTCAGGGCGTGCGTGGTATTGTTTATTTGTTAGCATTGTTATCCTTTTTAACGCATTTATTATTTATGTTAAAAATTTCTCAACTTTTTAACAATGTTTTAAGCCCATAATTTATGAGCTAATTCTAATTTTGCCGTTAGGTCTTTTACTGCTTTTGTTGCGTATGCTAAGCTGTAACTATGTTCTCTTTTTATTGTGCCGTTCTTTAGCCCTTGTTGACGAGTTTTGGCTTTTTCTAATTGTTTAGAAAAATACTCTAAACTTTCAGGCATTGATAAATTTATTCCCTCTGCCTTAGCTTCCCAGTATTCTGCCTTGCGTGCCCTTTCGTCGGCTATTTTTTCCTCTTTTACGGCGTTTCCAATCCTATTCCAGTTGCGCTCAATTAAAGCCCTATGCCTATGTTCACTATGGTGTCCTATTTTGATAGGCTCGGCTAGTCTTAGAAACTCTGCCCCTTCTTGGCTTTTTTCGTGCCACTCATGGCTTTTTGCTTCGTGTAAAGCCTGCGAATTTCTATATTTGTCGGCTTTTCTTTCAGCATAACTTAACTCCTCTAGGCGGACAATTGAATAATAAAATTTGTTATTTTTTTCGGCTACCAAGTTATAAACTTCACAATACACCTCCTTGCCGTATTGTGTTTCAAGAGTTATTATTTCGCCCTTGTTGTGCTTTTCGTCGCATTCTGCCACCCATACATTAGGGCAGTATTTTTTAAACGTTGCCATTTTTTAACCTTTCTAATATATTTTTAAAATCTTCCCAGGTCATGCCCGGCTCACCAAAAAACTCAACAAGCCTCTTGAATACTAAGTAACTCATCTTTTTTGGTCTCCTCTCTTAGTTTTTTGAGTGTTTGCTTATAAGTAGTCGTGTAGCTTAAAAAAGCTTCGTTACTCATACCTACTTCAACGCATAGTACATACACCAAAGCTGCATAAGCGAAAAAGTCTTGGCTGCATCTTTCTATTAATAAGTCGATAATCGCTCCAGTGTTCTCAAAAAGGGCGTTTTTAAACGTATCATCGTAGCGGTTATAAACTGCCAAAATATCGCTTATTAGCTCGTCATATTCTTGCTCGAAATTTATATTTTTTACGTCGCTTTCAGCACACGCTAAGTCATGACTCAAACTCATTTCTAACTCCTTTTGATATTTAAAAAGGCGATGTTTTTGATCTCGCCGCCGTTGCTAAAAAAGCACTCTAAAAAATTTAATTAGCTTTTTCATCTCTAGCTCCTTTTTCTAATAGAAACCTTGCTCGCCACCGCCAGCTAGATGTTAGAAATCAATTTATACTTAAAGGAAAAATTTGTATATGAAAAATGTTAGTGGGCTTTCGCCTACTCCAAGCAAGCAAGGCTTTTATTAGAAAAAGTAGTGTTTTTCGTTTTATTGATAACCCTGTGAAAAACTATCCTAAATCAGGGCTGGTGCTGAGTGATAGATTTTCGCCCTATCACTGACGCTTCAGATTGAAACGTGATTGACCTGCAACTCGCAGGAGGCTCACTCTGTCAGCTTACGCTTGAAGCCTATCTACTTTTGTTTCGATGAGAGAATATTACCAAAGGTTATATTAAATATAACTTAATGTTATTTAAAATATTACTTAAAGTTATATATTTAAAAAACCTTTTGTGATATAATTTCATACATCATTAAAAAGGCGTAAAAAAAGGAATAAAAAATGGCTAAAAATAAAGTTATTGCAGGAGCTTATGAGGGTTGGGACGTAGTTAGGAGTTTTGGGATAGTAACTTTTCATACAATGAAAGAGGGCGGGATGTTCCTCGGGAAAACAGTATATTTAGACGGGAACATAACGCACTACGAAATACTTGACGAAAATAGCACTAAATCTGCATCAAGCGCCATAATCAGGGGCGGGCTGGGTGCTGTTTTATTGGGACCAATAGGGCTACTTGCTGGATTTAGTGCAAAGAATAATAAGGTTAAACTAATAGCCTTAAAATTTAAAGACGGACAAGAATGCGTGGTAGATGTTGACGACAAGATTTTTCAAATCATCTTAAAATATTGCCACAATGCAAAATCAAGCTTTGACGATATACCCGTATCACAGCAAATTGAGCAAAAAACATCTGAAGCTGATGAAATAATGAAGTTTAAAGATTTGCTAGATAAGGGCATTATAACGCAAGAGGAATTTAACGCAAAGAAAAAGGAAATCTTTAAAATTTAGCGCCTTCTCCACACCCACGGCGGAGTAGGATTACTACTCTGCCAAAGTCCTCGCTTTTTCTCACGAGCCAATCTTTCGTGATCTACATACATTCTCGAGTATTTTACATAAGCCCAAGCGTAGCCGTTTAGCACCATTTGGGCGTTTATATCTTGCCCTTTATAGTAAATAATGCCTAGCGTTCGTTTATATCTATCTTTGCCCTTTGGCTCTACTTCTACTATTTGCCCTGCGATTAGGCTAGCTAAAAATTGCCTTGATTTTTGTCCATATGGCTGTTTCTTTTCGGGCGCGTCGATTCCATAAAGCCTGACTTTGACCTGCTTGCGTTGTTGCGTGAGTATAGTAATTGTGTCGCCGTCTGAAATTTTAATGACTTTGGCTGGGTGGGCGAGAAGTGAGAGGGTTGCTAGGACAAGGAATAACATTTGCTTCATATTTAAGATTTCTACTTATTTTAAGCATTATTATAACAAAAAGCATATATTATAACACTCGATTGAGGCAAGAATGAACGAAAAAGATATAAAAATACAAGTAATCAACTGGCTACATAAAAACGAGAAGCATGCAGTCGTTGTTCCGGAAGTAACATTAGCCGATAGCATTGATGATAAAGTAAGAGCCGATATTTTTGCGCTTAACGGATCAATATCCATCTATGAGATAAAATCCGAAAAAGATACTCTTAATAGGCTTGATAACCAAATAGAAAAATATATAAGATATGCAAACAAAGTATCTGTGGTTGTAGATCGTAAATTTTTAGACAAAATGATTTTACCCGATAATGTTGGTATATACACGATAGATAACAAAAAGATTGAGAAAATCAAAGAGCCAAAAGCCCAAGAATTGAGTGTAGATATTTATCTAAAATACTGGTGGGGCATAGAATTTAAAAAAGCATTAAGAGGTATCCCGTATGTCTCAAACCTGCATTTAGAAGCTGCTATATCTAAATTTAAAGAGCTTTTTACCGATGAAGAAATAAAAAATTTAACTCTTATTAGGTTAAAAGAAAGGTATTGCAACGAAAGCAATACCATAAAAGAGCTTATCAAAAACAAAGAATATGATAAGCTTATGCCTAAGAGAGTTTTTGAAAAAGAAACGAAAAATATTAAAGTAACCCCTATCGTTGATATACCAAAAGGGGTTTTAATGGGGTTATCGCATAAAGACTTTTTATTTTAGTAAATTTGTCATAACCGTAATATGATGTACCATCATATTTGTTTTCCAGGTAGCGGGGCTTCCTGTATTTTTGCCACCCATATCCTCATCGATAGCTTTTTTTATGTATCCGCATCCCTGACAATGTTCTGCTCCAAAATATTCACTTGAACTAGATATTTCTTTTGCTATTTCCGGGTATTTTTTAAATTCTCTTTTAACGCTTGACTTATATACCATAACATCTGCATTACTCATAGTATATTTTATAACAGGATAAAAGCTTGTGATTATCGGGCTATCATCTGTTAGGGCGTTTTTTTCGTCTATATTGTAATCACTATAATATAAGTCCAGTTCTTTGTGGCTATCTCTTAATTCCATAAAGGCTGCATATAGATGATTGGTTATGATGTTTTTATCATTTTCTCCATTGTCCCCGTCAAAACTTATAAATTCTTTTGATTGCATAGGGACTATTGATCCACACAATACGATTTTAGTTATATTTTCGTTAATATTGTCTCTTAAATACTTTAATGTTTTTTCAAAGTCATTTATTATAGTGCTTTTATGGTATTTATAAGCATAGTCTATATCTAAGAAAAAGGTTACTTTTGAGAAGTCGTCAAACATTAATAACATCGTCTCTAGTCGGTCTTGGATATAAAGCGTATGGATGCTATTTATTTTTACTGCATATTCACTAAAACCCATATTGATAAAAGCTCGCATAAGCGATATTGCTTCTTTTTTTGATAGATCATTGAACGGATATGCTGAATTTATAACGGGAGTTATCTTTGGGTGTGTCGTATAAATTTGCTTAAAATCTTCTACGCAACTTTTAAAGCTTACCCCGTTGTTATAATCAAGATTAACAAAGGCACTTTTATCGCCTTTTATTTTTTCCAGTCCAATTTTATCGTTTTGGAATACCTCAATTAACGGAGTGATATTATTTTTTATTTCATCACTAAGTTTTTCATAGGCTACTAAGTCGATCCTATCTTTGTATTTCAATATTGGCACATATCTCATTTTAAAAATCCTTTAATAAATTCTAATACATCGCTAAGATGTATATCAAAAAATGCTATTAGTCCAAAAACAACTGCTACCCAAACAGCTATTTTTGCGATAACGCTCATCTCTTTATCTTTGGCCTTATCCTCTTCTTTTTCAAGCCTTGATATTTTTTCTGATATTATTTCACGCATACTGGTTAAATTGTCTTTTATATTTCTTAGTTCCAGTTCAAACTCCCTTTTAAAGTGCTCATAATCTTTTATATGGTTTATTTCGCTTTTATCGATTTCATTTTTAATATTGGTAATCTTATCATCAAGCCTATCTACTGTAACACTAAACATATGTAGCTTTTGATCTAGTTCTTTTTGAATTTGCCCAAGAATTTCTTTAACTGTCATCCACTTTATTCCTCTTTACAGCCTTGGTTTCTTAAATTTTTTCCTTACTTTATCCCATAATCCTCAAACGTAAGTCCTTTATATACTTCGCAATGGACTTTTAAATTCGTTTAGAGTTTATTGCGTAACAACCAACAACACGCCCTAAAATTTCGACGTTTAACTCTTCCTCGATAATTATTGGCTCGTAGTCCTTATTATCACTTATTAACGCCAATGTAGGACGTTTTTTTATTCTTTTTATAAATATTTCGTTTTCATATTTGCAAACATAAATAGCGCCCTCTATTTGGTTTATATCATCACAAAAAACTACCAAGTCGCTTTCTTTAATAGTTGGCTCCATTGAGTTGCCGAAACAAGGGACAATGCCTAACTTTGCGTGCGGGCTAACGTTAAACATAATTTTTAAATCGTTTGGATTAAAAGGCAGCAATTCAGGTTCGCCAAAATCGTCGTTTTCGGCGCCACGACCTGCAGAAACTACCCCGTCTTTATAAAAAGGGATATATACAGTTTTGGTACTGTTAGAAGAGATATTATCTGTATATTTATGGGCTTCTGTCGGTTTTTCTATGGTATCGTCTAACCAATAAGCGATCGGATAGCCTGAAAATTTAGCCAGTGGCAATAAATGTTTTTTTGTCCTCTTTTCTCCAGCTAACCACTGGCTAACTAAAGGCTGTGAAATGCCTAAAATATCGGCAAATTGTATAGTATTTATACCCTTTTCTTTTAGTAAATCTGACAATTTATCTTTAAATTCTTTCATTTTCTGCCCCTTCGAAAGATATAACTTTGCGTAATATTTTATAACTAAAATCATTAAAAATCAAATAACCTTAAGTTATATTTTATATAACAGATAGTAATATAAGGTTATGAAACAGACAGAATATAGAAAAAAGATTAGAAAATGGCTTGGTAAATTTTACAAGTCGGCTGGGACTTGCAATACATACGCATGTGGATCAAACAACAAAAAACCTAATGGGGATGTGAGATACGCAGCTTTGCAAGAGTTGGGACACCCCTTTTATGCTTGGGGCGACAAGCTAAATGCATATATTTTAGAGGCAGAAAAGCAGGAGAAAAATAAAAATGGTAGCGAGTAACAGCCTAGAGGCATATAACAAATTAAAGCCAGAGCTAAGCGGCAAACGTAGAGCCGTTTATGAAATGTTTTGTGAGCATAAAGAGGGTGCGACAAGGCAAGAGATTTCACGCTGGTATAACGTAGCAATAAACAGCGTTTGCGGACGTGTTAATGAGCTAGTAGAGCGTGGCTACCTGATCGAGATCGGATCAAAAAAAGACGTGATAAGCGGATGTAGCACGTCAATACTAAAACCCACTGAAAGGATAGCGTGATGAGCAATCAAATGTTTTTTATGCTTGTTATTTGTGCGCTACTAGTGCTAGACGCATTTATCGAAACGTGGAAGGGCTTTAAATGAGTATAAGAATAATGAGCCAAGTTTGGAATATGGAAATCGACGATAGCACTGCAAAACTAACGCTTATGGCACTAGCTGACTTTTCAGATGATGAGGGGTATTGCTACCCTAGCTATGAAGTTTTAGCTAAAAAAATATCAAAATCAAAAAGAACAGCAATAAGAGCAGTTGAAAAACTAACCGAGCTTGGATTTTTACAAAAAGAAAAAAGAGAATTAAAAGACGGAACAAGTAGTGCAAATCTATACAAGATTTTAAGTGAAAAGGATAGGGTGACACAGACGCACCCTAGGGTGACAAACGAAAAAGAGAGGGTGACAAGTATGACACTACCTAGTGACACAGATGACACCCCTAGGGTGACAAGTATGACACCGTGTAGTGACAAGGGTGTCACCCCTATTAATATAACCACCAATAGAACCGTCAGTAGAACCATCAAAGAACCGTCAATTAACCCCCTACCCCCTAAGGGTGTTTCGCTACCTGATTTCATTGATCCAAACCTATGGCAAAAATATCTAGCCTACAAGAAAGAGCGACGAGAGAAACTAAGCACTGAGGGTATCGAGATGAAATTTAGCGAGTGGGCTAAGTGGGCGAACGAGGGTATAGACGTCAATGCCTGCATACGAGAAGCGATGGCGAACGAGTGGCAAGGGGTGTTTAAGCCCAAGACGCAAGGGGGTAGCGGGCGAAACGTGCCGAACAATGCTACGACAAATCCACACGGACTAAATCAAGGCACGCTCAACACAATGCGAGCTTTTAGAGAATTTGAAGCCCAGCTAATAGCTAGCGGTCAAGGTCACAGAGTGGGAGGAAATTATGACGACAAATGAGTTTTATGACGTATTTATGCCGATAGTCGAATACTACAAGGCTGATCTTAGCCCGGCGGTTATCGCGCTTTATTTTGAGGACTTAATGGACTACGAGGTGAACGAATTAGCTGCGGCGCTAAAACTAGTTAGGCAAACGCGAAAATATCCTACGATGCCTACGTCTGCGGAAATTTTAGAAGCGCTTAATGGAGACGAGGGCGACAAAGCACAAAAAGCGTTAGACGAACTAGCTTACGCGATAGGACGCTACGGACCTTATCGTAGTGTTTGCTTTAAAGACGGCGCGATAATGTCAGTAGTGCGTGCTAGGGGTGGCTGGGTAAAGGTTTGCAACCTAGAAGGGCAAGACTGGGAGAATTTTAAAAAGTGGGACTTTGCCAAGCTTTATAAGATCTACGCGAAAAACCCGCAAATTTGTCCAGATTATCTAATCGGCGAGAGCGAGGCAAATAACGGCTTTAACGGAGTAGGCGGGAATGAGCCAGTATATTTTATCGGTGGAACTAACGACGGTAAATTTATGGGCGCGGCTAAATTTAAAGCCTTAACGGCTCAAAAATCACCCGCTAAGGCGATAGTGGCGAGTGCGATAAAAAGGATTGGTGCGTGAGATGAAAGCCGTATATATCACGATAACAGAAGCTGGAGCTAGCATAATCGCAAAGGTAGCAGATGAAAACAAAAAGATACTTGATAGCTTTGAGATAAGCCGTAAAGATGCAAGCGGAGTGCTTGAAATAATGAGAAAGTGGAACGAGAAGCACAAGGACGATGACACAAGAGGACTATTTTGATGGAGCTAAATAAAATTTACAATACCGACTGCTTGGATTTTATGAAAAATATGCCTGATGCGTGTGTTGATTTAGTTGTTACTGACCCACCTTATATCATCTACACGAAAGGCGGAGGGCTAGGTAAGAGCCCAGTCTATGAAAAGGGCGATTTGGCAAAGATAGCTGATGGCTTTAATGTAAAAACAACACTAAATGAGCTTGAACGAATTTGTAAAAAAACAAATATTTTTATCTTTTGCTCTACCAAACAAAAGCCTGAGATAATGGGCTGGGCTTACGATAAAGGCTATAACGTAGCTGAGCTATTTTGGCACAAGCCTAACGCAGCACCTTTTACAAATAACACTTTTAAAAGTGATATTGAGAACATTCTTTATATAAGAGCCAAAGGCGTCAAGATAAAAGGCAGATCAAAGCTTTTTACTCAAAATGCAAAAAAGAGCGAATACGGACATCCTAGTGAAAAGCCACTAAGTATTATCAAAAGCTTGATTTTAACTAGCTCAAGCGATGGTGAGCTAGTATTTGATCCATTTATTGGTAGTGGCACGACTGCGGCGGCGTGCAAGGAGTTAAATAGAAACTTCATTGGCTGCGAGATAGAGACTAAATACTGCGAAATGGCCGAAAAAAGGTTAAGAGAAACGATAAGGGGGCTAATATGAGTGAAATCTTAAATTATGCAGTTTATAAACTAGATCTTGATGAGATAGAGGGTAGCGACGATTGGTTTGACGCTAACGGGCGGCTAAAATACAAAGAACGATTTTTATTTGATACGCTCAAAGAAGCGGGCGAGATAGAAAAAAGTTGGTTAGTGGCCTTATTCGCAAGCGAGCAAGATGCGATAGAGTTTTGTGAGGGTGCAGGGCTAAGCTCAACCTCGGATTATTTTTATTTTTGCACTCGTAGCCACTACTCACTAGACGTAGAAATGGGCGAATATGTAGAGGTAGGATATTGATGATACCAAAATACGAAAACACTCTAGCGTATACAAAAGCGACGGGGCAAGTGCCGCTAGAGGATCACGAAATGATGTATTTCGCCAACTGGCTAAGGGTGAATAAAATCCCGTTTACGCACGTAGCAAACGAGAGAGTAGCCAGCGTGCAATACAAAAAGAAACTAAAAGCCATGGGAACTAGCGCAGGCTTTCCCGATATGCTCGTATTTTTACCTAGCAAGATTGTATTCGTCGAGATGAAACGAGCAAAAAAGAGCCTAAGCAGAGTATCGGACGAGCAAGAGGATTGGGTAGATACTATCAACTGCTACGGATATGCAAAGGCGAAAGTTTGCTATGGCTCGGGCGAGGCGATAGATTTTATCAAAAGCGAGCAAGGGAGAACGCGCTGATTGAAATACGACGTCGATAAATTTTATGCGTTATCGGAGTTTTTTAATGACGACTTCCGTCTTATGGCGTGCGTAATATCGCTAAAGATCGGCATCGAGCCGAAGCGCGCATATAAAGACCTAGAATTTGGCAGGTATAAGCCCGAATATCTTGACGCGTTGGAGGGCGTGCGGGTGGATTTTAAGGCCGACCCGATGAAACCATATAAAGAAGCCGTATTAGCTACAATCCCTAAAACGGACGTTATCTTTAGCCGCGACGACTTCGCAAACATTGAGGCGTATAGCGTATTTGAAAAGTCGTACGACAAAAGCGGCGCGAAGCTAAGGAACAAAACCAAACGCCCGCGTAGGGTTAAAAAAGAACAATTAGAGTTTAAATTTTAAGGGGAGCGGGTGGCGTATAGTATAGAAAAATGGGAGCGCGCAAAAGCATATTTTGAGAGCGGACAATACACCCTATCGCAGATAAATCAAAAGACGGGTATAAGCATAAGCAAGATAAGCGAGAGGGCAAAAAAGGAAAAATGGGAAAAAGGCAAGAACGCCGACTACATCGAAGCCAAAAAGACGATTGCGGAAAAAAAGGGGAAAGAAAGGGAAAATATTATCTCTGTTTTAGACGAAATAGCCGACGAAAAAACAAAACACCTGCTTTATTTCCAAAACTCCGCTATTAAAAATCAGCAAAAGGCAAACGAGCTTTTAGAATTTGCCGAGGATTTATCCGACCTTGACGCCCACAGCAGGATAACGGCGCGCAATAAAGAAACCGTGCTAGGCAAAGAGCCGACGGCACAAATAACCAATACCAACGCCCAGCAGAACAATACGCAAATTTTAATAATCAAAGATGAGTAAACTAAAGGTCAAGCTGCTACCGCACCAATACGAGCTATTAGCCGACACAAGCACGAAAATAATCGGCTTAGTCAGCGGTTACGGCGCGGGCAAAACCTACGCCGCAGTTAGAAAAGCCTTACAACTAGCATTTTTAAACCCGGGTTGTGCCGGCGTGATAACCGAGCCTACTTACCCACTTTTGCGTGACATCTTATTTGGCGACTTAGAAAACGCGCTCATTGAGTGGGGCGTGCCGTATAAATTTAACAAATCAAGCGCGGTATTTACTCTGGACGTAAACGGTGCTAAAACTCCCATTTTGTGCCGTAGTATGGAAAACTGGGAGCGGCTAATCGGCATAAATGCCGCCTGGATAATCTGCGACGAGTTTGATACGTCAAAGACCGAGATCGCGCTAAAAGCTTACGAGAAACTACTAGGGCGTTTAAGAGCCGGCAATACTAGGCAATTTATCATCACGACGACGCCTGAGGGTTTCCGCGCCACGTATCAAATTTTCATAGAAAAAGGCGGCGAGGCTAAACGGCTAATCAAAGCAAAAACTGCCGACAATAAATATCTGCCGCCCGATTTCATAGACACGTTAAAGGAGCAATATCCCGAGAATTTGCTTAAGGCTTATTTAGAGGGCGAATTTGTAAATTTAACTAGCGGTACGGTGTATAGCTATTTTAGCCGCGATACCCACGCAAGCACGGAGATTATTAAGGAGGGCGAGACGCTACACATCGGCGCGGACTTTAACGTTGGCGGCTGTATAAACGTAGTCTGCGTAGAGCGAGCGGATAAAAACGGCGTAATAACCACGCACGCGGTCGATGAGATTATCAGCTACGACACATACGCTATGGCGCAGACGCTAAAAGATAGATACAAAGGGCATAAGATTATCGTATATCCCGATGCTAGCGGACAAAATAGAAAAACCAGCGCGAGCGAAACGGACGCGCAGATTTTAAGAGGCGCGGGGCATTTAGTATTCGTAAATCACTCAAACCCTAGCATAAAAGATCGCGTAAATTGCGTAAATAACCTATTTGACAAACGCCGCTTGCTCGTCAATGTCTCAAAATGCCCGAATTTAACCAAAGCTCTTGAGCAGCAAGCGTGGGATAATAAGACGCAGTTGCCCGAAAAAAGCGACGCACACCCGGCAAACGATGATTACAATGACGCGCTAGGGTATCTAATCGCGTATAAATACCCTATCGCAACGCGAGATTACCAAATCAAGGTAGTCGGCATTTAGTAGTAGAATGCAAAGAAAAAAGGCTTCTTATGGCGGTAAATGCAAAACATCCCGAATATTTAAAGAATTCAACTAAATGGCAGCTAATGCGCGATGCCTTAGCGGGCGAGGTGGCAAAAGAAAAATACGTACCTAAATTAAGCGATCAAGAAGCGGACGAGTACAGCGCCTATGTAGGGCGAGCGGAGTTTTACAATGCGACGGCTAGAACGCAGGTCGCGCTCACGGGGCTACTCTTTGCCAAGCCGCCTAAAGTGGAGTTGCCCGAAGCGTTAAAGACGATCGGCGAAAATATCAGTCTGGACGACGACACGCTAGAAGCTCTTGCTAAAAATATCGCCGACGAGTGTTTAAGCGTTGGGCGTTGCGGCGTGCTTGTGGATCTGCCTAATGTAGAAAAGGCGGATTATTCTAAGCTTGAAGCCGAACGATTAAATTTAAGAGCCTACGCCACGCTTTATAAAGCCGAAAACATTATCAACTGGAAAACCGCGAAAATAAACGGCTCAAACGTTACGTCGCTCGTGGTGCTTGCTGAAACCTACGCCGAGCCGACGCAGGACGAGTTTGTAGATAATATAAAAACGCGCTACCGAGTGCTTGATTTACACGAGGGCTACTACCGTCAAAGAGTATTTAGCGAAACCAAGGCGGGGAATTTTGAAGTAGTGAGCGAGATTTATCCCAGCGCGAACGGGCAAAAGCTTGAATATTTGCCGTTTACGTTTTTTAACGTGAATGATTTAAAAACAGCGGTAGAAAAGCCACCCTTGCTTGATTTGGCTAAAGTTAATATTAGCCATTTTAGAAGCGAAGTAGATTTGGAGCACGGCACGCATTTTACGGCGCTACCGACGCCTTACGTCACGGGCTATCAAGGCGAGAGTAGCGAAAAGCTAAAAATAGGCTCTACCGCCGTTTGGGTCATAAACGACCCGAGTGCAAAGGTTGGCTTTTTAGAATTTAGCGGCGCGGGGCTATCTACGCTTGAAAACCGTATCGCGGTCAAAGAAAAGCGGATGTCGATTTTAGGCGCGCGGCTTTTGCTTGACGAGAAAAAGACGGCTGAAGCTACCGAAACCTTGCAAATGAGAAAGAGCGGCGAAAATGCGGTATTAACCAACGTCGCATCTACTATTAGCGAGGGCATAGTATCGTTTTTAAAAGACATTGCCTTTTTTGAGAATATCGCGGGCGAGAATTTGATTTATGAGATAAATACCGACTACAACCTAACTATGATTGAACCACAGCTATTAGCGCAAATTATAGCCGGCATTCAAAGCGGGGATATTCCAAACGAAGTGCTTTATGACGCACTGCTAAAAGGCGAGCTAATGCCTAAAACTATACAAAGTTACGAGGACTATCAAGCCAAACTAGAACAAGCCGCACCGCAGGTAACGCCGAGCGATGAAGCCGTTTAATCAACTTATAGCCGAGCTTGAAGTAGCGCGCTCTCTTTTGCACGAGCGGATAAAAAACGGGCTAAGTAAAAAGGTAGCTAAATTTTACGATGAGATGATCGCAGATTTGCAGGCTCAAATTTTAAACAAGAAAAATATAACGAATAATCTAGCCCAAACGATAAGCGATTTAAAGCAAAGCCTAAAAACGCCAGATTTGCGCAAAGATTTTTTAACGCTAGCGCAAAACGAGCAAGACCATCTACTAGACTACAACGAACTAGCGGGGATTGTTTTGTTTTCTAGCGTATTGCCAGAGAGTAGCATTGAGCGGATAGTAGATAGCGCGCAACTAGAGGGCGCAACCGTCAAAGCGTGGAATAACGGGCTAAACGCCGATCAGAAAAAGAGACTAGAGCGCGAGCTAAAGATAGGCGTAAGCTTAGGCGAGACGACGCCGATGCTAGCGCAAAGAATAGCGCACGTTTTACAAAAAAATAAACGTGACGCCACGGCGATAGCATTAACCGGAGCGGGCGCGATAGTAAGCGAGATCCGTCAAGCCTTTTTTGAGGCAAACGACGACGTCATAAAATGCTACAAATACCAAGCCACGCTAGATACTCGCACGTCCGCGCTGTGTAGAGCTTACGACGGCCTAACGTGGGATAAAGACTACAAGCCTATCGGACACGACTTCCCGTTTCGCAAACCGCGCGTAAATACTCATTTTAATTGCCGTAGCACCATAATACCCGTAACTAAAAGTTGGGATGAACTAGGCGTCGAGGGAATGGACGAAGCAAGCGGTCGCACGAGGTCGTCTATGAACGGCTACGTGCCACAGGATATGACGTTTAACGACTGGCTAAAAACTCAAAGCCCCGAAACGATAGAAAAGACGCTAGGCAAAGGCAGAGCCGAGCTATTTATGCAGGGCAAGATCACTATGCGGGATTTAATAACGCAGCAGGGGCGGAGCGTAAATTTAAGCGATTTAAGCAGTTTAGGCTCTAGGACTAGAGCGAGCAATAAATTAAAATCTATGTTTGCGGATGTAGATTTTACGAAAGCTGGGTACAGACCGCCGTTAAAAGAGCCGCTAACACTAGCTACGCTAAGCACGCACACAGCAAACAAACTAAAAGCGCGCGGCATAGAAACAAACGGGAAACTAAAGGTAACAACACAAAGAGAGCTACTGCACGGAATGAGGTTAAAAAAGATAAAAGACGGCAATGCGTTAAGCGCGGAGCAGTTTTTTGATATGCCGTTAAATTTGACCGAGGATAATTTATATTACGGCAAGGACGAAATGGGCAATAATACGATAAATTTCTTTTGGGAAAGCGATAACGAGTTGTGTTATGCGTATTTTACGGATAAGGGGATATTGCAAACCTACGGAAAAACTAAAGTGCAGACGATAAAAAGATACAAAGCGATAAAAGGGAGTTGAACCCAATCATAACGAGGCTTACGCCTCCTCCTCTGACCCACTGAGGCATTATCGCTTTAGTATCGTCATTATACCATATTTTTTACCAAACCAAACCGCTTTAAAATTTAAGTTACTATTCTATCAAAGGCCGTGCCTTAAATTTAACTCTCGTGGAGGATAGGATGGATATTGAGGAGCTAAAAAAGCAAGTTAGTGATTTGCAAGCCGAAAAAGAAGCGATGAGCGCTAAAAATAAAGAGCTTTTAACCGAGGTAAAAAAGCTAAAAGCTAAAAATAGCGACGCGGTGGAAGCCGAGAAATACGCCGAGCTTGAAGCCAAATACGATGAGCTAAAAGCAGAGAACGACAAGCTCGTTAAAAAATATGATGCCGATACGAAAAAGCTAAACGCCGATCTAGCTAATGCTAACGGCTCGCTAAATAAGTATCTAATCGACGCGGGGCTAAGCGATAATCTCGCAAAAGCGGGCGTAAAGGCGGAGTTTTTAGAAGCGGCTAAGGCGCTACTGCGCGGCAATGCCAGCCTAAAAGACGACAAGGGCGAACTAAAAGCGTATATCGCGGATAAGCCTATAAGCGAATTCGTAAGCGAGTGGGCACAAAAAGACGGTAAAGCTTTTATAACCGCGCCTCAAGGTCAAGGCGGAGGAGCTAGCGGAGGCGGCGGTAACGTAAATATCGGCGCTAAATGGGGCGGCACTCGCGAGGAGCGAATAGTCGCGATAAAAGAGAAATATAATTTAAAGGAATGAAAATATGGCACTAAGCGATATGAAGGTATTTTCCGAATACCTAGCAGGCACTACGATCGAAACGCTAAGTCAAGACATCGAGAAATTTAACGCGGCTAGCGGCGGCACGATAATTCTAAACGCACAGGGCATAGACGGCGATTTTATGCAAGAGAGCTTTTTTAGAGGCATCCACTCCGCACAGCGCAGGGTAGATAGATACGCAGCCAATGCCGCAGCTACGGCTACGACCTTAAGACAAGAGCAAGATAATGCCGTAAAAGTAGCAGGTGGATTTGGCCCGGTAGTGTTTGAGCCGGGGCAGCTAACGTGGATAAAAAAAGACCCGTCTGTAGCTCTTGAAGTGATTTCAAGAAATATGAGCGAGGCGATGATAAGCGATATGCTAAACACGGCTATCTCTGCACTCGTAGGGGCTATCGGCAATAACGCGGGCGTAGTAAACGACGTAAGTGCTAGTGGTGGCATAAACCAAGCCAACCTAAATAACGCCTACGCTAAATTCGGCGATAGAAGCGCGGCGATAGCGGCTAATATAATGAGAGGCGCAGTATTCCATAAGTTAATCGGGCAAAATTTAGCAAACGCCGCACAGCTATTTAAGGCCGAAAACGTGCTTGTCGTTGAGATTTTAGGGCGCCGCGTAGTAGTAACAGACGCGCCGGCTCTGTATAAAGCAGGAACGCCGAATAAAGACTACGTTTTGGCGCTAACGACTGGTGCCGCGGTAGTAAGTGACGCGGGCGATCTAATCACGAATATCCAGACCAACAACGGCAAAGAGCGCATAGAAACGACTTATCAAGCGGACTATACGTTTGGGTTGTCGCTAAAGGGCTATTCTTGGGACACGGCAAACGGCGGCAAGAGCCCAGATAACGCAAAACTAGGCACCGGCACGAACTGGGATAAGATCGCGGCTAGCGATAAAGATACCGCGGGCGTGCTACTAATAGGCGACGCGGCTAAAAACTAGGAGGCGGTAAATGTCTAAAATTTGGTATGTAGAATTCCCGACGTTTCAGTATAACGAGGACGTTAAAGCCCTAGCCAAAGAGCGAGGGCTAACAATCATCGACGCTAAATTCGACGATGGCGACGGAGTGAAAGACCCGCCCGAGCTGACGCTAAAGGGTGCGACGCAAGAAGTCGATTACGACGAGCTGATTTCAAGGCTCGATACGTTAAAAGCGGGCGAATTGAAGTTGCTAGCGGCTCATTTGGGCGTTGAATATACTAACGCAGACGGCACGAAAGCCGCAATAAAAGAGAAGCTGGGGCAATGATACCCGAGGACGGCACCGGGCTAGCTAATGCCGACGCTTACGTTTCGGTCGAGTTTGCCGATGAGTATTTTTCGGCACGCGGCAACCAAACGTGGGCGGGGCTGGGTAGCGCGGATAAAGAGGCGGCCATTATCAAGGCGACTGATTATTTAGAGGCGGCATATTTCGATAAATGGCAAGGCGAGAGTTTAAAAGCTGATCAAGCTTTGAGTTTCCCGCGCTCGCCGTTTGGGATGCCCGCTAAATTTAAATCTGCCGTGTGCGAGCTAGCTATAAGGGCAAACGCAGGCGAGCTGATGAGCGATATTGAGCGGCTAACTACCAAAGAAAAAGTAGGTAATATCGAGGTGGAATACGCGCAAAATGCCGACCCCGCCACCAAATACGCTTACGTGGCTAGCCTTTTAAAGCCGTTTTTAAAATCTGCAAGCGCAATGGTAATGAGGCTAGAGCGATGCTAAACGAAAAAGCCAAAAATACGGCGTTTAAATTGCTCGAAAAATTCGGCAAAGTAGGCACGTATAAACGCAAAGGCGGTCAAATTTACGACCCAGAAACGGGCGGAATGACCGAACAGATAAGCGAATACAAAGTAAATGCGTATATCGATAGCGCGAAAAGCTACTCAAATTTAATAGAAAAAAGCTTATTAAACGAAGGCGATAACGTGATATTAATAGCCGCCAAATCCTTGCCTTTTATGCCGCAAAACAACGATGTAATAGAGCTCCCTCACTGTTCCTATACTATCAAATACAACGACGCGGTATGGGGCGGCGAGGACGTAGCGCTGCATCAACTAATCGGAGTTGCAAAATGATTGATAGACAGATAGAGGATTTTAGTGCAAAGGCGCAAGAAAAAGCGCTAAAAATCTTTAAAAAATCAGTCATTGATCTAACTTCAGACATCATCAGCGACACGCCGGTAGATACTGGTAGGCTTAAAAATAATTGGTTTCCTAGCGTCGGTGCGGCTAGCGAGCAGACAACAGAAGCGACCGCAAACGAGGCAGGAGATAGGTCCAATAGCCTCGTAAACAATCAACTAGCGCTAGATAAAACCTTTTATTTTACAAACAATTTGCCTTACGCCTTTCGCATAGAATTCGAGGGGTGGAGTAAGGTAAAAGCTCCGCAAGGTATGGTAAGGCGCAACGCTGTCCGCTGGAAACAAATCGTAAAAAGGGCGGCTAATGCTACGAATTAGGCAGGCTTTAGAAAAAGCGGTTTTAGCGGTTACGCCGGCTATTGATACGGCGTTTGAAAATACGACGTTTAGCCCAAAAGCCGGTAAGCCTTATCAGCAACTACATTTTTTGCCCGCCAAACCAAGCACTGCGGTAATTGATGATAGTATTGCGGAAATTGACGGCGTGTTTCAGATAACCTTACGCTACCCCGCGGGTAAAGGCGTCAAAGACGTTTTAGAGCGCGCGAAGCTTTACGAAAAAGCTTTTAAAGTAGGCGTAAAGCTAGAAAATGAGGTTTTTATTACCGCTCCGACGAGCGTTAATATTTTAGGCATTGACGGCGATCGCTACGGCGTGGCCGTTTCTATTTATTTTAAATCTTATAAGGAGTGAAAATGGCGGAGCAGCTAAAAGTAACAGATAGCCAGCTTACTAAATTTTATATTTGCGACACTAGCGTCGATTTGGGCGATGCGGCTAAAATAAAAACGGCGCTAACATCGGCAAAACGTATAGCGTATTTAGAGGATTTGGGCGACTTTACCAAAACTCGTAAAACCAACGAATACGAGTGCATAGACGAGGATGCTACGGCAGTATCCCAGGGAGCTATAAGCTATAGCGAGACGGAATTAAAGCTATTTTATGCGGCGGGGCAAAATAACGGCGTAAAAGAGCTTACCGAGATGTTTAACAAGAAACTACGAAAGCAATTTATCATCGTGGGCAGCGACGAGCCTGCGACGGGAGCAAATAAAAACCCGACCTACATCACGGGCGAGTTTATAAACACCAAAACTGGTGTATCTATCGCAAAAGACGACGTCGTGCGCGTACCGATAACCATCAAAATAACACGCCTAGACGACATCATAGAGGCTAAGGGGGCGTAAGTTATGGATTTAAAGAATTTCGATATAAGCAACGGTGAGACGGGTGTCGAGCTAACTATACTTGATCTTGACAACAAACCGACCGACATCAAAATCAAAGTGCTAAGTTTTCACGGCAAAAAAGGACGCGAGGTATTTATGAACGCCGTAAAAGAAAATAAAGGCGCCGAACAAAGCACGCTAGAGGTTATGGTGGGGCTTACGGTAGGCTGGAGCGGCATTAGCGAAAACGGCAAAGAACTAAAATTCAGCCACAATGAAGCTAAAAGAATTTACGAAACCTATCCGCTAATTGCTAATCAAGTCGAGCGTTTCGCGGAGAATGCGAGAAATTTTTTAAAAAAGTAAGCGACGAGCTCGCGCTATACGTTAGGCAGCTAGCCTACTACGCAAAAACCGACGTTAAAGAGCGCGAGTTCCCTCCGGTAACCCAAGGACGACATCTACTACACGCGCTTGACGAGCTAGGATATTGTAAAAATAGCGGCTTTGGCGCGGTAGCCTTAGATTTTAACGATATTAAAAATTATACCGAGCTAACGGGCGATAAATTCAATTGGTGGGAAATATCGGTTTTACGCAACTTAAGCCGTATCTATGCCACCGAAATAAATAGCGACGATAAGCAGGCCTATGCGCCGTATCAAGGCGAATTTAACCCGAAATCTTTTTCATCTATCAAAGCAAAATTTGCGAAGTAGTCTTTTTTTAGGCTACTTTTTAGCGTTGCGTTAGTAATGTTGGCATTGCCAAAGTAGTATCGTTAAGCGCTTTGCCCGCCTTTTTAAAAATATTTGTAGTTTTTTCAAATATTGCGCCCACAATCAACATTATAATAGTAAACAATATAGCTGCAATTGCAAAAAGTATATACCAATGCGGCGCAGCAAGCATATTTATTTTGAGTGCAATAGAAAAACCTTTTTTATATGTTTCAAGTTCTTTTTGGCTCTTTTTTATTCTTACCACAACAGCGTCTCTTTTCTCATAAAAACCTTTTTTATCCGTTAGCAGTATTTTAATCGTAAACCATAAGGCCGAAGGAAATAAATTTTTATCGACGGAGTCTGTAAACATTGCGTAAAGCAGCTGCTTAAAATCTTCGCTGTAATCCTCGTCGGCTTCAACTTCTTTTATTAAGTTAACTAATTCCCATCTTTTTTCAAGAGAGAGTTTAGTCGTCGTTTGATGGTATCTGACTAAAAGCAATGTTATTCCGACGCATAAAACTAATGCCACAATTAAAGAACTAGTCATTTCTTCTTCCTCCCTTTTGAAAGTTCTTGGAATTGTCTTATTCTTGTTTCTTCGAGCTTCTTTGCGTGTTTATAGTTTAATTTAATAATAAAATAAGCAAAGGCGCAAGCAATAATAAAAATAAGAACATTGGATAAAAAGCACGGCTGGTCTTTGAATAGTTCGGCTATTCTATTAAAAATATCTAAAGTTGATTGAGTATTCATACCGCCATACTTAATTTAATTCATTTAAGATGCTAAATATACCATAAAAAGGCAAAAAAATGTTTAAATTGAGTTAAATTATAAGGAGTGGTTTTAACCCTCCCCTTTTTTTGTTGCCCTCTCGGAGCGGGCTATATTATTTTGGTAAAAACAATAAGCGCTATAAAGAAAAGAAATGCCAAAAGCCACATTGTCGGCCAAACGCTGTCCCTTTTTTCTATGTCCTCTATTTTTGTCCCTTGTATTATTTTTTCAGCAGGTTTGCTGTTGTAATTAACTCTAGTTGTGTTTTTGTTATTGTGTTCTACTGCGGCACTCTCTTTTTGGGGCGTGACAGTGGCGTTTGTGCCGGTTCCCCATTGAGGGGCGTTATTGTTCTCTTTTGGTATTATATAACCTAGGTTCTGAGTTGCAGGCTTTATCCCCTTAGGCGCTGCAACATACTCCCCATTCTGCATAACGTAATCGTATGTGTATGCCCAGTTTTTATCTGTTCTTGGGTTAATTGTTTCAGGCAGGCAATCCACTGTTTTAAAAATTTGATCTTTATCTAAAAAGGGGCACAGCTCTATGTTTTGTATTTTTGCTTTTAATTCGTTCTTTATCCGCCTTTTGTCAAAATGCCAGATGCCATCTTTATCAAGCGCCCCATATTCTAGCCAGCCACCGCCCCAAGGGTAAATCGGCATATCTAATCGCTTGCACCCCCAAATATTTCTTTCCACTTCATTGTGGACGCCATAGCAATAATCTATCCAGTTTGGGGCTTCTCTCATTGTTTTAAAGCAACCTAGCCCGTAATAGGTTAAGTCCTTTTTCGTTCTAACCCTGCCATTTATTAGCATTTTTGAACTTTTCCAGTTGCCGATTAGATCGTAAATGTTAATCAATAAATCTATTTCAGTAGTTGGTATAGTTACTTGATGTATGATATTTTTCCCCTCACCAAAGACAACATAGGTAGGGATATTACTACATATCGATACGGCTTTTTCGTAGCTTTGCGACGTGCTGTATCCAAATTCAAAAAAAGCATAATTCTCGCCGATGCTCACCTCTACCAATGGTTTATCTTTTTTATCAACGGGGTCGCCGCAGTGTGGGCAAAATCTAGAGCCTTTAATTATTTTTCCACTGCATTTATCGCATATTAGAGTCATATTATTACTCCGTTTTTTAATTATTTCACTATTTTACCCCAATTTTTTCTGAAACCAACGCCCCCTTAAATTTCATATACAATTTGCCCTAGATTAAAAGAGGGGCAAATAATGACCGAAGTTGCTAGCTTGATCATCAGTGCTAAAGTTGAGGGTGCGGACAAGCTAAAAAGTGATTTAAATAGCATAGGAAACGAAGCGAAAAAAGCCGAGAACGCGGCGTACGGATTAGCTAACTCGTTTACGGGATTGAAGGCCGCCGTAGCCGCCGTGGCAAGCTCTGCAATACTACGCGAGCTCGTAAGAGTAGCTGACGATATGAGCTTAGTAAATTCGCGCCTAAAAATGGCCACTAGCTCGGTCGCCGAATACGCAAAACAACAAGAGACTCTACACGCCATTGCTAGAGATACGCACGCCGACATCAAAGAAACTATAAATTTATACGCAAAATTAGCCCCAGCCCTTAAAAATATCGGCAAAAGCACCGAAGATACTAATAACATGGTGTCAAGCTTTACTAAAGCCTTACAACTGGGCGGAGCGAGCGCAGAGGAGGCCGCGGCCGCGATAAAACAATTTGGTCAAGCTATGGGTAGCGGTGCGCTAAGGGGCGACGAGTTTAACTCTATCGCCGAGGCTAGTCCGACGCTCTTGCGGTATATGGCCGAGGGGCTAGGCGTGAACGTCGGCAAACTGCGCGAATTAGGCAGCGAGGGCAAATTAACCGCCGAGGCTTTAAGCAGCGCGTTTGAAAAGGTAAGGAGTAGAATAGATAGCGATTTTGCGCAAATGCCCGTAACCGTCGGCAAAGCATTTACCGATCTAAGAACCGAAATAAATCTAATCGTAGGCGATATAAACGAAGTAACAGGTGCGACGCAAACGATAAGCGGGGCGATAAAAGGGTTTGCCGATATTTTAAAAAATAATCGCGATAGTATATTGTGGTGGGGAGAACATTTAGGAAAACTAGCCCTAGCGATAGGAATTACAAAGGCCGCGACGGTTGCCGTTATACCGACTATAAGGGTGGTAGTGGCTAGTTTTATCGCCGCCGCTAGTAGTGCGGGCGTTATGACGGCGGCGCTCACTACGGCAAGAACAGCGGTTGTGGGTCTAAAAGCAGCTTTTATGGGCTTTTTACCTACTTTGGCTATTTTCGCCGCGGTAGAGGCGTTTTTTGCGCTCAAAGATAGTATGGATGAGGCGAAACCTAGTGCTGAAAAACTTAACGACGCGCTAAGCAAGACCAATGAGGAACTCCAAAAACTCACGCAAAATCAGCGCGATGCCATAAATCTTGATCTAAAAGCTAGTTTGGACGCAAATTTTAGAAAAATAGACGAAATAAATAAAAAATTAGAGGAGCATAATAAATTCGGTGGTATCGTCGGAGCGTATAGACTAGAGGCTGACGAAATTGTAAAGCTAAAAGCCGAAAGAGACGGCTATATCGCACAAAACAGCAAAATCATAGGGCAAAGAAAAGAAATTGCTAACATAAACTCGGGGATAGGAGCCGTCGAAACTCACCAACAAAAAGACGCCGCATATATAAATTCTTTAGACAAAAAAGTCAAAGATTTGCACGTAACTACGCTGTCTAACCTCAAAAAAGAGGCATCCAAACTGAAAAAAGAGATAGACGAGATTTTGAGTAAGCCCTCCGACAATATTAGAGTACAAATAGCGCAAGAGGAAGCTGTCGAGGCCTTAAGGTTAAAACTAGAAAAAACTAACGACCAGATAGCGAACTTCGGCAAAAAACACGGCAGCTCAAATAAATCTGACAACGTCGAATTAGAACATCAATTAAGAGCAAAAAGCGAAATTTATAAAGAGTATTATGAAAAAATAGGCGACCACGCCAATTTATGGCTCATAAAACAAAGCGAGATAAGCAAAAAATTAAAAGATGCCGGCATAAACGGCGGCGAATTTGAAAAGATAATGGCGCAGTATAAACAGGGCTTCGATAGCGACCTAAAAAAGAAACACGCCGCAGAAGCCGAAGCCGCGCACAACGAAAATATCAAAAATATCAACGAGAAGCTAAAGCTGCAAGACCGTATATACAACCTACAAAAACGCCGCACGGAGCTAATAACCGACGAAACGGCTAGGCGTATCGAACTTATAGAAATAGAGCGCGCGCACGCTTTAGAACAATACGACGCTATGCTAAAAAAAGGCGAGATAAATAAAGAATACTACGATAAGGCCGTAGCTTTAGAAAACGCCCTACATCAAAAACAAATATTCGACGCCTCGACGTGGGGGCAGATTATGCATAGCGGCTTAAATAGCTTAGAAAACGCGATGGGTAATTTTTTCGATTATTCTTCCGATCGCTTTATGAAATTCGGCGATTTGGCGCAGGATATTTTAGGGCAAATTTATAGGCAAATAGTAAAGATGATGATAATACAGCCGTTAATCAATTCGGTTACGAGTATGTTACCAGGAATGTCTGGAGGGGATACTCCAGCTCCTGCTGCTTTGCCTGCTGGAGGATTTGCAAGCGTATTAAATGCTACTCCAGCGGCAAAAGGTGGTGTATTTAATAGCCCCGATCTGCATAGCTACGCAAACTCAATCGTAAGCAAGCCGACTTTCTTTAAATTCGCTAAAGGCGGCATTCCCGACATCGGCGTAATGGGCGAGAAAAACGGCGGTAGTCCAGAGGCTATTATGCCTTTAACAAGGACTTCTAACGGCGACTTAGGCGTAAAAGCGCAGGTCGGAGCGTCTTTAAATAACGTAAAAGTAGAAGTAATAAATCAAACCAGAGAGGACGTAAAGGTATCTAATGCCGCGGTAAGGCGAAACGACGGCGAATGGGTCATATCTTTAGTTTTAAACGGCGTGAGTAAAAACGTCTTAGGCTCGCGCGAAACTTTAAGGGGGTTATTAGCGTGAATACTTATCCTAGCTATCCGCCGATCGTCGTAGGTTCGTCGAGGACCTTACGCAATCCTACGCATAGAAGCTCAAGCGACGGCGGCTATACGATAACGCGTAAAAAATGGACTAAGCCTAAAAGCTCGTATAGTTTAAATTACCCCGCCCTAAACGCGGAGCAGTTTAAAATTTTAAGAGATTTTTTCGTAGAAAACCAAGGGCGGGCTTTTAAATTTCGTTATCCGCTGGAGGACGAAACTAAAATTTGCGTATTTTCTATGGACGATTTAAAAGCCGACGACAATATGCAAAACTACTGCGCAGTAAAAGTGGAGATAGTAGAGATATGAAGCTAACTACGATAAAGGATTTAAACGCCGCGGCTTCAGATAGCGCGCTTTTAGTAGGGCTTGAAATTTTTATCCCCGAAACGCCTACGGTACGCATAATAAACAATAGCGAGAATATAACCTTTAGAGGGGAAGAGTTCGTGGCGTTTCCTTTTAGTATAGGCGAAATCCAAACGGCTAAGGGCGAAATACCGCAGTTTAATCTAAGTATCGATAACACTAGCCGAGCTATGCAAAATTATATAAACTCTTACGATAATTATTTAAAAACGCGCGGCGCGGAAAACTCTACTATTAAAGCCAAAATTTACGTGATTAATACAAAAGATTTAAGCGAGCCGGTGCTTGAGGAGTTTTTCGAGCTTACCGACTTTAGCTCCGATAGTAAGGCCGTAACCTTTAATTTGGGCGCGGGCAATCTTTTTAATATGAGCTATCCGCCGCGCAAGATGTATAAGGATTATTGCGTATTTAAATTTAAAGGCGAAGAGTGCGGTTATAACGGACCAGAAACTAGTTGCGACAAAACCTTGGCTAGCTGCAGGGCTAAAAATAATTCGGCGCGCTTCGGCGGATTCTTGGGAATTGCGGGTGGGTATAAGAAATGACGATAAGGGATTTAATAGGCGCTCCGTTTGAGGAAATGGACTGCTTTGCTTTGGTGAGAAAGTGCTACGAGATAGAGCGCGGCGTAATCATACCGCCGGCGCGCGCTCCGCACGATAGAGCTAAACTCGTATTTAGCGAATTTCTAGACGAAATTTCGAAAAACTGGCATAGAGTAGAAAAGCGCAAAGGCGTCTGCGTAGCTTTGCGCTACGACATAAATCACCCTAAAATAGTAACGCATTTCGGATATTTAATCGACGAAGAGCATATTTTACATACCACGTCGCAAACGGGCGCTATCGTAGAACGGCTAGCTAATTACGAAAAGTTGATAGAGGGCTATTATGACCGAAAATAAAATAATAACCTACAATAACGTTTTAAATCCCTTAGATAGAACGATACTAGCTAGCGGAGAGTATAAAAATATCGACGAAATTCTAAAAGAATTAAAATACGATAACGAAATTTACGATCTCGTAATTTCTAAAAATAGCGTTATACAAAGCGGCTTTTTCGAGCTTGAAAACGGCGACGTAGTAAATATCGCTATTTTGCCTAAAGGCGGAGGCAGAGGCGGAGGCGGTAAAAAGATTCTAGGCATCGTGGCTTCTATCGCTATCGCTATCGCTGCACCTTATGCGGCTGCGGGCATGCTAGGAACCGTCATAGGCGGAACGGGAGCTATGGCCGCTGGGCTTGGAACGTATGCGCTAGCCGCTGGTATCGCTGTGGCTGGCAATTTGCTATTAAGTGCTATTATGCCTAAACCATCTATGCCTGGCTTTGATAGAATGGATTTTAAAAACTCCAATACCTACGGCTGGAATAAGCCTACAAACCAAGCTATGCAGGCTCAAGTAGTGCCTAAGGTTTTTGGGACACATAAAATAACTCCGCCGTTAATCGCTTCGCATATAATTAGCGATGGCGATAAGCAATATTTTAATGGTCTTTATGCGCTAAACGACGGTGAGATTAAAGGTATACGAGAGATTAAGATAAATGACGAGCCGATAGAGAATTTTAAAGGCGTAACTTATGAGATTAGAAACGGGCTTAATAACCAAAATATAATCTCTAATTTTAACGATACTAGCTACGATAAGAATATAGGCAAAAAGCTAAACCCCGATTTATCTTACTCTTTAGCGCAAACGGACGGTAATTTCGTAACGAGCCTATCCGTAACTCTAGTTTTCCCGCGCGGGCTTTATTACGCTAACGATAAAGGCGGACTTGACGGATACTCGGTAAACGTGAGGGTAGAATACTCCGCCGACGGCAAAAACTGGACGGCAATAACGGGACAAACTTTAAACGTAGTTCCCGCGGATATAAGCCCTTTTAGAAGACATCGGCGAAAACTTGGGACGTTTTACGAATTTAGAGGCAAAACATACAGAGGAAGCCCTGAAGAAGCTAGAGCGCAAATGCTAGCCGACTACCCGCCTACGGGCGTTTCCTATGCGGTAGTAACCGCCGCGCAGACTTCTACTTTTAGGCGAGTCTTTAGGGTGGGTAACTTACCGCCCAATAAATATAACATTAGGGCCAAATTTGAAACCGCGCCCAATACCGGCAGCCGTTACGCAAGCGATTGTTATTTAGAATATGTAACCGAAACCGTAAGCGACGATTTTATTTATCCTAAAACCGCGCTTCTAGCTATTAGGGCGTTAGCGACCGATCAGCTAAACGGCGGAGCGCCTAGGATTAGCGCGGTCGTAACAGCGAACAGCGACAACCCTTCTCGAATCTGTCGCAAGATTTTAGAAGATAGCGGCGTGGAGAGTTCGCGCATAATGCCTAGTTTTAACGAATGGGCTAATTTTTGCGAAGAAAAGAGCTTAAGATGTAATATCGTATTCGATAGCGAATTAAGCGTTAGAAAGGCCTTAGATACGGTTAGCTTGCTAGGTCGCGCGTCCGTGCTTCAAGCGGGTTCTAAATTCGACGTAATAATAGAAAAAGCGGGGCTAATTCCCGCTCAAAGCTTTTTGTTCGGTATGGGTAATATCTTAAGCGATACGTTTAAGCAAAATTTCCTCCCTTTGGTAGATAGGGCGAATTTTATCGAGATAACTTATTACGATAAAAATAAAGATTACGAGCCTTCCGTCGTTTCGGTCGGACAAATAGCCGCCGATAATTCGCGCGTAAGCAATAAAAGCTCCGTTACGCTGGTAGGCTGCACGGACGAGGCGCAGGCTAGAGCTTATGGACGCTTTACTTTAAATTGCAACCGCTATTTAACCGAAACGATAGAATTTGAAGCCGACAAAGATAGTTTAGTTTGCAGATACGGCGATATTATCAAGGTTAGCCACGATACGCCTCAATACGGCTTTAGCGGTAGATTACTAGAAGATAGCGGTGTGGATTTCGTTATTTTAGATAGAGATTTAGATACCGTAGGCGGCGTAAAATACGCTATTCAAATCAAAAACGACGTAAACGAGATCAAAGAGTTTGAGATTTTAGAAATCCTAGCTCCGAATAAACTAAGGCTGAATTTAAACGGAAGCGTCTTTAGAAAATACGACAACTACGCATTCGGCGAGATTAATAAGGCTTCTAAATTATACCGAATTTTAAAGATAGCTACTTCGGACGAATTTACGCGCCATATTACGGCGATAGAATACAACGAGGATATTTACGACGATAGGGAAAATATAAGTGTTACGGATTATTCGTCGCTGGACGTGCGGAATCTAAGAATAAGCGAATATTTAAAATACGATACGGCCAAAAATATAAAAAATATGCTAGCTCTAGCTTGGAGCGGCAATTCTCTGTTTTATTTCGTAACTTACAAAAGCGCTAGCGAAGAACGAACGATAAAGGTCTTTAATAGCGCGTTCGAGTTTGAAGCCAAAGAGGGCGAAACCTACAAAATAACGGTAAAAGACGGCGTGGGCAATAGCACAAGTAAAACTTATAACGTTTTAGGCAAGCTTTACCCGCCGGAGCCGGTAGAAAATCTAAAAGCGGCCGAGCTAAGGGACGTTTGGGCTTTAAGCTGGGATTATTTACCGCCGCTAGATTTTAAGGAATTCGAAATTTACGAAGACGGCGCGCCGGTAGCAAAAACGGCTTTAAATAGATTCGATATGCCTAAGACTAAATTAAACTCTAAATTAAGCGTGATCGCGGTCGACACTAGCGGCATAAGAAGCGATGCGGCGAATTTAGATTTAAACGTTAAGCCGTTAGCGGACGTAGAGGGTTTTTATAGTATCTACGAAGATAATAAGAATTTGGCTTTTTGGCGCGATACGGGCGAAAATTACGAAATACGAAAAGGTTTAAAATTCGAAACCGCTTATAGCGTTTACTCGGGGACGGCCCCTAGAGCGTTCTTAAGCTCGATCGGAACTTATCTTATAAAAGCTTTTTATATAAACGCCTACGGGCTAAAGGTCGAGAGCAAAAACGCCGCGGTTTTGATAATAGACGAAACGCTTGCCCCGCAAAACGTCATAGAACGTATCGACGCGCCTACTTGGGGCGGTCGTTTAGATAGCGTGCAGCTATTCGAGAATTCGCTCGCTTTGGCTACCGATATACCGCTTTTTTATCATTTCGATTTATTGCCGAACGTAGATTTAGACGAAAATATCGACGAAGATTATAGCGGGGGTAGAAAAGTTTTAAGCAAGACGGGCTATTACGAGAGCGATAAAATAATAAATTTAACGGGCGCTAAGCTTTGCGATATTTCTTCCGCATTCGACGCGATAGGGCTTAGTTTAAACTCTAACTTCGATTTGCTGGATAACGTAGATTCGTCCCAAAATATCGACGGGCTAAACGGCGGGGCGTTCGACGTCGCGGTAGAAATTTCTTCAAGCGTAGACGGGGTAAGCTTTAACGAGTTTAGGGACTTTAAAGACGGGCGGTACGTAGGCAAGGCTTTTAAATTTAGATTAAAGCTAACTACGCGCGACGAGCTAGTAACGCCGCTTATAAGAAGCTGGAGCGTAATAGTAGATATGCCCGACGTTATAGAGAGTGGCTCGGCGTTTAGCGACGAGAGCGGCGATATTTTAATCAGTTATAAAAATAATTTTAGCGTCTCCCCTAAAGCGCAGATAACGATAATAAACGCGTTAGTCGGCGACGATGCCGTTTTAACAAACCAAAGCAAGGAGGGATTTATGATAAAAATCTTAGATAAAAAAGGAACGGCCGTGAGGCGAGAATTTAATTACATAGCGAAAGGATATTGATGCAAACGAGCAAATACAAAATAGGCGCAAATTTGCAAGGGCTAGAGTTTAGGAGACAGGCTAACGAAATCTTAGCCGCGTTAGCTAGCAGCAACGCCGGGAATTTAGAACCGGCGTCGGCTCAAGCCGGTACGGTATGGCTAGATACGTCCAACGACAAAAAACATCTCTTAAAAATACGCAATAAGGCTAATAGCGCGTGGGGAATTCTTTTCTCGATAGACGCGCAAAGCGGAGTGGTAGACACGATAGACGCATATACCAAAGTAGAAAGCGATAGTAAATTCGCCCTAAAAACCGACTTTGAAGCTAGTAAGCAAGACAACGGCTATACAAAGCTACCAAATGGCTTAATCATTCAGTGGGGAGTAGATACTCAAGTTCCACAAGGTGATAATACAAAAAT